CCGTTCCTGCCGGGCCGGGTCGGTCAGGTCCACCACGCCGCCGGTGGCCGGCCACTTCTTCGCCGCCCAGTTAGCTAGCTTAGCGAGCGTCTTCGTCGTGCTGATGCCCACGCCCACCGGCATGCCCACCCATTGCAGCAGCCGCGCGCGGATCCGCTTGCCGTAGTCGGTGAGGTCCTCCTGTACGCCGGACATATCGCCCCAGGCCTCGTCGATGGAATACACCTCGATCGCCGGCAGCATGCTGGCCAGCACCGTCATCACCCGGTTACTGATATCGGCGTACAGCGTGTAGTTGCTCGAGCGCACCACCACCCCGGCGGCGGCGAGCTGGTCACGCACCTGGAAGAAGGGCGCACCCATTGGAATGCCGAGCTGCTTCACCTCGCTGGTCCGCGCGATCACGCAGCCGTCGTTGTTCGAGAGCACCACCACCGGCTTGCGCTTGAGCTCCGGCTGGCAAATCCGCTCGCAGCTGCAGTAGAACGAGTTGCAATCAATCAGCGCAAAGATGGGCATGCTCAGCGCCCCACATAGCTGATGACCCAGCGCACCATGCCGAAAATCTCGACCAGCTCCTCGAGCTCCAGGTTGATCGGAGCGGCGAAACGGTGGGCGGCTTTCAGTACCAGGCGCCCGTCGGCATCCTCGGTCAGCAGCCGTACCCGGTATTGGCTTTCACCATCCATCCCGACCACCACGTAGCAGTCCGGCGCGCAGCGGGCCGAGCGGTCCACCACCAGGCGATCGCCCGGGTACATGCCGAAGCCCAGCAGGCTGTCATCGTCGACCCTAACCACCCAGATCTGCGGCGCCCCGAGGCCCACCAGGCTATCCAGCGACAGGCAGCCTTCCTTCTCGTCCTCGGCGGGCGACTGAAAGCCCGTAATGCGCAGGTCGGCGGCTTCCGGCAGCAGGTGCCGCAGCCGATCCTCGCGACCCAGAATGGTGAGCGTCATAAAGCAACTTCCGTAAAATACTGTATGCGCATACAGTAAACGAAAGAGACCCCTCGCGGTCAATTGGAAACAACGGCCCGATGACCGGAGGCAACCATGTGCGGTGGCGTAGAAGCGCGAGACGCCGAGAAGGCCTACAAGGTCTATTTCCCCAGCCCCAAGGCCGCATTCCCCGTGATGCTGGAGGGCGGCGAGTCGCTGGGCTGGGTCAAGTGGGGTCGACGCCGCGAAGAGCCCGGCCAAGGCCCGCAAGGCGGCTGGGCACGGCTGGAGACGGTAGAGCGGGGCGGCTGGGCGAAATACGAGCCGCTACGTGCGTTCGGCCTGGTGCAGCGCTACATGGAGAAAGACGCGTCGCGAAAATCCCACTGGTTCGACATGCAGGCAGGCTTCGCGCTGGACTGCCTGGTATTGGGGGAGGGAGAGCAGCGGCGCGTCTATGTGGTCACCAGCACGCCGCCGGAGGAGTATTCCTGGATCCATGATCGGTGGCCGATGGTGCGAGAAATAGTTTGAAGATCAAACCAATTACTCGAAAGGTTATTCGTGCAACTTATGTCCTAGGTAATACAGCCCCCAAAACGTTACTATGAGCATCTGAAATAGAGCAACAAAGTATCCTAGCCCCATTGCTGCTATCAGCCACTCGCCAAGCGGGTACTCGTTTACATTCAGATTTGCTATATCTCCAGAGTATGAAACAAGAAAAACTGAAAATAATACGAGGGTAATACTTTCAGCTGTCAGGAAAGCAAACAACATTGCCAAAAAGCGGCGGCGAGTTAGTGCAACTAGGTTGTCGGTATTACGGAACCGGATTTTGATCCTAGGTGTAGGCTCCGGCAAAATGCTATCGATATCTGCTCGCCCAAATGTCGCTATTGCAGCCAGGGCAGCTATATAGAAGCCAGGAAGGGATTGTATAAAGAATAGCAGCATTGATACTGCACCCTCCGGATCCATAGCTGTTTGGATGTTACCCGTGCTTACTAAAGTCGCCATCGTGGCGACTGCCAACAGCCCAGGATATAGCCAGTCAACCACCCATTTATATGGATGACGAATGGTCAGATAGCTATATGGTTTTAAAAGTTGGCCAATTAACATTGCTCACCCCATCAGGCGGAGTACTTGCTTTATAATAATGCCGTTGATTGCATCTAAGCTAGCTGTATTTATTGTTGGTGCATTAATGACGTGGCGTTTTACGTATTTCTGTTCATTAACGAGACGCCCCGACTCAGTGTCTATGGTTGCGTCTCGGGGCTCACCTTTTTGATTAGTAAACCTTATTCGGATTTGTGGGTAGTGAAGGTTTTTATCGCCTAGAACCTTGGATCTTATCTGCTGCACAGCCTTAGCTGTATCTTTGAGAACTTTCTTCTCCGGGCGAAGCAGGACTTTACGCCCCTGTTCCTCTATCACACCCTGCTCATCCCACACCGCACCCTTAGTTGAAAAATCGAGCAGTTCAAGACCGGAGAGAGTTCCTTCTGACAGCTCTTTTTCAAATTCCGTAGATGGATGGCCTTGAAGCTCCGCAAAGTGAACGTGCCGTACGGTGACAGGTGAGCCGTCCTTTTGCTTCGCACCGCTATCGTGTGGGATCAGAAACTCAGAGGGGAACTGTAGGCGGCAATGACGGAATACATGGCGAAGATAACCGGCAACACTGCTGGCATGGAGACCCGATCCAAAGACCGTTTCGATCACGCAAAGGTAGTAGTTATCACCCTTGATAGGGGTGGTCTCAATTACCACGTGTGCAGAAAAATCTCCTCCGTGCCCCTCCGGCTTCGTATGCACAACTCGACTCTTATTTTCTGGATCCGATGAAACGGCGTCCGGCGCAGTCGGGTCGCACCGATTTACAAGCAGGACCAATTTCGAGCCTTGGAGCTTCATATCGGCAAGATAGAATCGAGCGGATTTTGAAGTGCGGCCTTTTTGCAACAGTCGATCACCCGAAGCCATAAGCTTTTCGATGAACTGGTAGATCTCGCTGAGCGATTTCGGTGTAGCCTCGAAAATGGTCTCAAAGCCTTTTACGTTCGACTTGCCACTAGCCGTTATTTTTAGATCAAAAAAAGTTGCTGTACGGTGCAAGGTCCCTCCCCAGGTAACCCTTTTAGTGTTTGTTGGCGTTGTTGTTTTCTAACTGCAGTCTGGTCAGAGCGACCAAGTGCAGAGCGCAGATTTCATCTCACGATCAGCCACAGAGTCCTAGACCAACTTCAATGACGGGCCCGACGCTCACTTTCGTGCCTGGGATCGCGGTGTTTTCCCGCCAGACCTGGTCTAGCGGTTCGAGGCCAAATTGACCCGCCTTGCTGGACGCCGCCCCGTTGACGGGGTAGGACCGCCCAGTTTCAGCATCACTTACCACTACGGCCCGGCCCGGGTAACACTGCAGGTGGGCTTCCTCAAAGGTGAATGGCCAGCTGGCACCAAAACTATCGGCATCGATCAGCTTGGGCGGGCCCGCGAGAGCGATCGGGCTGACCAGCAGCAGGCCGAGCAGGACATTGCGCATGGGAACGTTCCTTGTTTGGTGAGGGCAGATCAGCGGCTACGGGCGCCGGTGATGATGTACAGCACGTCGGCATCGCTGCGGGCTGCTAGCGCCTGCAGGTAGTCGATGGGGATGATCGAGGTGCCGTTCTCGAAGCGTTTCTGCATGTAGTCGGTCTGGCCGGCGAGGTGGGCCAGCTCGTGCACCTGCAAATTGAGGCGCTTGCGCTCTTCGAGCAGGCGGTCACCGAAGTGGCGGGGCTGGTCGTCTAGGTCGATGGCTGCTGCGGTCATGGGCGTCTCCTTGCCTGGTCACTCAGCGTTGAGTGAGTTCATTGGTCTGAATCGATTACATACCGCCCGGCCGACTCGGCCAGTGCGGAGGTCATTCGGCGCACGGCGGCGCGATCGCTTTCCGGCATGGCGCGGTAATGGTTAAGCACTTCTGATTCATCGGCCTCAAGGCCCTCGGCGGTGACAGGGGTGCGCTTGCCGGTCAGAACGTAGAGCACGTCCACTCCGGCTGAAGAAAGACCGTTCAGATACGTCGCATCGGGGCTTCGCTCGTCCGATTCGTATTTGCCTTGGGCGTTGGCTTTTACACCGCCCAGCGCGCCGAAATCGCCCTGTGAGAGGCCGAGTCGCTTCCTTTCTTCGCGTAGGCGTTCGCCGAGACCACTCATTTGAATAGAAATTCCCGTTGACACCACTCAAATGAGTGATATTCTTCTGCCACATTGAACGCATTTGAATGGTTTTGAATGATGCCAGCCACACGCACTCCCGAACAAGCGAAGGAATGGCTCGCCCAGCAGGGCAAGTCTGTCCAGGAATTTGCCCGTGAGAACGGCCTCGACCCGTTCACCTGCTACCAGGTGCTGTCCGGTGCGAAGAAAGGCGCGCGGGGTGAATCGCACCGTGCCGCTGTGCTGTTCGGAATTAAACAGGGCGTGGTTGCCGATCTCCCCGACGAGTACGGCCGCCGCGCGACCGACATCGGCGCCGTGATTCCAAAGTAATGGCTCAGGCCCCAGCGAGAAACCAGAAGATGAAGCGCACCGTTCTAGAGAGTCGCCGGCAAGTGATGAGCGCAGTGGTTTGCGACTACCCAGGCGGGCGTGAGTGCGCCGCGGCGCGGCTGGGCTTGCCGATCAAGAAGCTGGACAACCACGTCTATGAAAGCGCCGGTAGCCGCCCGCTGAGCGATGACCAGCTTCACCAGCTCGAGCAAGAGGCCGGCACTACGCATTTCCCTGATTACGTCGCTGCGCTGTATGGCGGCGTGTTCGTACCGGTCGCCAACCCGGACGAGCTGGACAACATCGAGCTGTATGAACGCTGCATGAAGACCGCCGTAAAGCGCGGCGCAGTGGACAAGATCATTGCCGGGGCACTGGCCAACGGCGAAATCGACGAAGGGGAAGCCAAGGCCATCCTCGATGCGCACCGCCAGCACATGGCAGCGCGGCATTCAGAGGTACACGCAGTGATTCTTCTGCATCGGTCGCGCAAGCCCGGGCAGAACAGAAAGAAGTAGTCGGCGCGTTGCGTCAGTAATTACCGGCCAGGCCGGACCGCGACTGGCGGTGGGGAGGATAAGTGAGCGTTGCCCATAACGGTGGTTACAAGTGTTTATGCCCGGCCTGCGGGCACCGCATGCGGATCCGCAACAGCGAGGCCCAGACGCCAACCTACAAAACGATGTACGCGCAGTGCCTGAACATCGCCTGCGGTGCCACGTACAGCGGCTCGCTGAGCTGGGATTACGCGCTGAGCCCGTCCGGCCTGGATGCGCCTCGCGTAGTACTGCCGGTCGCGCCCTCGGTGCAACGCATGCAGGCGCTGCGCGACAGCCGCGAGACAACCGATCAACTCGACATGCTGGATCACATGGAACCGGAGGCCGTAAACGCATGAACACCCTCACCACCACCGTGGGCGAAGCCCAGGAATACCGCACCACCATGCAGGAGGTCGCGCGCCACTTCCTGCAGCGCCACCAGGGCGAGCACCTGGTCGACGATGGCCATCTGTTCGATCGGGCCGTCAGCTACTTGGCCCACTCGCTGGAAGTGCCGATGTTCATGGCGCCGCGCTTGGTCCACTTGGCTATGAGCGAGCTGGAGTGCCTCAAGCGTCCTGTGATCGGCATCGATTACGGCACCGGTGACGCGACGGTTGTCAGCCTGGTCGATTTCTTTACGGGTGAAACGGTATTAATCCCCTGTCGCCATTTGCCCCTGAGATTGCAGCCGCCGGCGGCTCTTCCGGCTGCAGCAGCCGCTAACTGAACACCCCCCTGAATTGATCCCGTCCCATGCCCGCCGTAGCGCGGGTAGGGGAAAGTTGCGCCCGAATGGTGGCTTTTATGTGCGACATCACCCTAGAAATCAGACTCAAGCCGGCCCAGGCCGAGGTCTACCTGCGCTGGCTGACCAGCCAGTACGAACAGCTGATGGCGGCCTGCTGGTACGACGACAAGTACCGCTACACGCCCCAAGGCTTGCGTGGCCGGAAGATCTTCCAGGACTACCCGCATATCGCCGGGCTCAACCGCACCATGCGCGAGCTGGTAAAGCAGCTGAAGGAAGCGGAGGTTCCGGCATGAGCACGCTTGCCCAATGCGAGGCCCTGGCAGCTGATCCGGCGCGCCTCATATTTAAGGGGCACCTTCTGCAACTAAAGGCGGCGCCTGACTACGACAGGCAATTCAACGAGGCGATTCGAATTGGCGGCTACCTCAGCGGACTGCTGGAGTGCGACGCCATCACTTGCACGACTCATCGTGCATTGCTGCAAGAGATTCAGGCCTTCGTTTGGGGGCCGCGCCCATGAAGTCGATGGACAACGCCATCCGCACCGAAGTACTTGCCCGCCTAGAGCAGCAGTTCGGCCTCAAGCGCGTCGGTGGCACCAATTACATGCGCAAGGGCGAGTGCCCCAGCTGCAACAAGCGCGAGCTGTTCAGCCGCTACGACGAACCTTGGTTCATCAAGTGCGGGCGCGGCAAGTGCGGCCAGCAGTGGCATGTGAAAGAGCTGTTCGACGATCTGTTCGATGACTGGAGCAAGCGCGTTCCGGCCACTGAAAAAGAGCCCACCGCCACCGCCAATAGCTACCTGCAGGGCGCCCGCGGCTTTCGTCTGGAGCTGATCAAGGGCTGGTACACGCAAGAAAACTATTTCGACCGCCACCAAACCATTGGCTCGGCCACGGTGCGTTTTCCCTTGGAGAAGGGTGGCTACTGGGAACGGCTGATCGACCGGCCGCACCGCTTCGGCAAGCAAAAGGCTCGATTCGCGCCCGGACAATCCATGAAGGGCTACTGGTGGTGCCCGCCGAGCGTGGACCTGCTCCAGGTCAGCGAGTTGTGGATCGTCGAGGGCATCTTCGACGCCATTGCTTTGCTGCATCACGACATCGATGCCGTCTCGGCCATGAGCTGCAACGCATTCCCGGCCGAGTCCCTCAAGGCGTTGGCGAAGGCCTGCGCGGACGCGGGGCAGAAGCTGCCGAAGCTGGTGTGGGCGTTGGATAACGAGCCGACAGCACATCGCTATACGCGCCGCTGGGTGCGGATGGCCAAGGAGCTGGGCTTCACCTGCGAGGCCGCGCAGATCCCGCAGGGTGATCGCAAAGTCGATTGGAACGATCTGCATCAGCGCTGGATGTTCCTCGACGAGGACAAGCGCGCCGACCAGATCGAGGCCGACCTCAAGGCCGCCCGCTACCAGGGCGCGCTGCTGATCGCCGAGAGCGCCGCCGAGAAGGCGCTGCTGATGTACGACTGGAACAAGCGCGGCGAATTCCACTTGGGCTTCGGCAACCGGATGTACTGGTTCAAGCTCGATCTGGAGAAATTCAACCGCGCCATGCAGGAGCTGGAAAACAGCGACGACCACGACGACCAGCTGCTCAACGATCGGCAGATGCGCGAGAAGGCCTTGCAGCAGTGCGGCAGCGTGATCGAGATCGCCAACTGCTACCCCAAAGCGCTGTACTTCCAGCGCAATGAGGTGACGGACGAGGCCTGGTACTACTTCCGCGTTGACTTTCCGCACGACGAACCCACCGTGCGCAACACCTTCACCGGTGGCCAGGTGGCGGCGGCGAGCGAGTTCAAGAAGCGTTTGCTCGGCATGGCGGCGGGCGCGGTGTTCACCGGCAGCGGCAGCCAGCTCGACAAGATCATGAAGGACCAGCTCTACGGGCTGAAAACCGTCAAGACGATCGACTACATCGGCTACAGCAAGGAGCACGGCTGCTATGTGTTCGGCGACCTGGCCGTGCGCGGTGGCGTGGTGGAGAAGGCCAACAGCGAGGACTATTTCGAGTTCAAGCAGCTGCGCCTGAAGACGCTGCAGAAGTCGATCCGCCTGGAAATCGCCCGTACCGACGAGGGCTACCGCACCGAGTGGCTCGACTGGCTGTGGACCTGTTTCGGTGCCCAGGGCATCGTCGCGCTGGCCTACTGGTTCGGCTCGCTGTTCGCCGAGCAGATCCGCGCCGAGTACCAGTCCTTTCCGTTCCTGGAGGTGACCGGTGAGGCCGGCGCCGGCAAGTCCACGTTGCTGATGTTCCTCTGGAAGCTGCTGGGCCGTCCGGACGAGGAGGGTAAAGACCCCTCGAAAATGTCCAAGGCAGGCTTGCGCCGTTGGATGGGGCAGGTGTCCGGCATGCCGCTGGTTCTGCTCGAGGCCGATCGCAGCGACACCGACCGCACCGCCGCCAAAGCGTATGACTGGGACGAGCTCAAGCCGCTGTTCAACGGCGGCACCCTGGGCGTGACCGGCGTGAAGACCGCCGGCAACGAAACCTATGAGCCACCGTTCCGCGGCGCGATCGTCATCAGCCAGAACGCCACCGTGGCGGCGAGCGAAGCGATCCTGACCCGAATCGTCAAGTTGCACTTCGTGCGGCCGGAGGTCACCAGTGCCAGCCGCGCCGCAGCGGACAACCTCAACCACCTGAGCGCGATGGACGTGAGCCACTTCCTGCTGATGGCCGCGAAGGGCGAGCAGAAGATCATGGAGACCTTCCGCGAGCAGGTAAAGGTGCATGAGCAGGCGCTGCGCGAGCTGAAAGAGATCCGCATCGAGCGAATCATCAAGAACCACGCCCAGCTGCTCGCCCTGGTCGACGCGCTGCGTCTCGTGGTACCGCTCACCGATCGCCAGCACGACGCCGCCAAACGCGAACTCACCGCGATGGCCCTGGCCCGGCAGAACGCTGTCAACTCCGATCCGACCGAAGTGGCCGAGTTCTGGGAAGTGTTCGATTACCTGCAATCGCTCAACGACGAGCCCGTTGTCGACCACAGCAAAAAGCCGGACCAGATCGCCATCAACCTCAACGAGTTCTGCGAGCGCGCCGCCGAGCACCGCCAAAAGCTGGCCGACATCGGCACGCTCCGCAACCTGCTGCCCAACAGCCGCAGCCGCAAGTTCATCGAGAAGAACCGCGCCGTGGACAGCGCCGTCCGCGCGGCCTTCAACGCACGCAACAACGCCATGTCGGCACGCGCCACGACGGTGAAGTGCTGGATGTTCCAAAACCCCGACGCGGCCCGGCGCGGCAACGCCTGACCGAGTCGTTCAACCCCAAGGAGAAGCACCATGCAAGTGAAACAGAATCAAACCCTTGAGCAGCTGCTCGCCGAGCGCGTCAGCGAATACGCCGCCTCCGATCGCCCGCGCGAGCTGATCGATGCTGGTATCGACAAGATGTTCAAGGACGTTGTCGACGACGCGTTCCGCTCCTACGGCAACTTCGGCCAGGCCATCAAGGAGGCCGTAAAGGAGGCCCTGCCGGCGAATGTCTCCGATATGTTCGAGCTGACCCGCTACAACGCCCTGGTGGCCGAGGCGCTGCGCCAGCGCTGGGAGGCCGCTGCCGTGTCCGAGACGCTGATGACCAAGGCGACCGCGTCCATCGAAGAGGTACTCAAAAATGATGCCGTGTCCGGAGAGGTGTCGCTGAGGGCCCTGCTCGAGGCGTTCATCGAAGCCCATAAAGAGGAGGCCGCAGAAAATGGCTGGGAGGCTCCCGAGATTCGTTTCGAGGAACAAGAGAGCTATGGCAGCACCACGCTTGTCGTCTATTTCGACCCTCAGCCAGAGAGTGACATGAAGTCGGGCAACCCGTACTCAAGCCGCAGCAGCCGCAACGACTACTCGCTAAAGCATCGCCTGCACATCCGCCTGTCCGACGAGGTGCGTCCGGCCAAGGAGCGGTGGGAGCGTGACGTCCAGGTAGGCGAGCTCTACTCCGCCCAGCTCGACGACAAGAAGGTCTCGCTGCACCTGAACATCCACGAGAAATGGGAGCGCATGTTGGCCTCGCTCTACTTCGGCAACGCCAAGGTGCTGGTTGATTGCGATGCAGATGACTTCACCTATGGCATTTACGGCTAAGGGCGCGGCATGGACCACTACGAAGATGACGAACCCAGCCTCAGCCTTCGTGCCCGGCTGGCCATGAGCGGCTGGATCGGCGGCGGCCTGGCCGCGCTGCTGACCGCAGCCAACCACCTGCCGGACCTGTTCCTGCTGATCGCACGCTGAAACAAGAAGGCCCCGGAGAGCGGCAACTCACCAGGGCCTGACCAAACCCAAGGAGAAGCACCATGCAAGTGAATCAACCGAAGGAAGGCGGGGCAGAGCATAACGCAGCGATGCACCACCGCCAGCACCCGCCGTTCGACACGCCGGAGAAGCGCTGTAACAAGTGTGACGAGTTTTGGCCGGCCGACACCGAGTTTTTCTACCGCCAGGCAGGCCGGCCCGATGGGCTCGGCAGCATCTGCAAAGCCTGCTACGCGGAAACCCCCAGCGTGATCAATCGCAACGCGGGCAAGAAAAAGCGCGCGGATGTGGCTTCATCCTGGGAGCTGCTGTTCCAGGGGGAGGTGACCCATGCCCGTTGAAATCCGCACTCGCTTCACCGGCATGACCTACGTGGCCACTGTGCGCGGCGAGAAGCGCACCGCCAGCAACACAATCGGCGCCCGCTGGGCCGCCGAGGCGCTGGCCCGGAAGCTCGAGCTGGACCCGTCCCTGCTGCGCGAATCCCAGCGTGACCTGCTGCGCAGCGGCGTGGAGTTGTTTGTTCATCCAGGGCAACTGAACCGACATCTAGCGCGACGGGAGAACCGGACATGACCTGCACCGTGTTTTATTCCACCGAGATGCCCAACGAACGAGCCCAGGTCAGCGGAACGCTGCCGCGCCGGCCGATGCGCTGGTCCGTCGAGTACCTGATCAAAACCCCGGACGGCCGCACGCTGGTTGAGAGCACCAAAACCATCCAGCACGCTACGTTCGAGGAGCTGCGCGCCATCATGGATCACACGATAGGCGCCATCGGTGACGAGGCCGGTAACGTCGCGACGTTTGTCAGTTGGCGAGCAACCGCGCGGGGTGGCGTCAAACCCAACCGAAAAGCGCGCCGCCGTGGCTGACGATGTCCGCCAAGCCATGCAGGAATGCGAGGCGCGCACTTGGCTGCGCAAGGGCTACAGCACGCCCGAGCGTATCCAGGAACTCACTGAGCTGATCGCTAAGAAGCGCGGCCAGGCCTCAGCCGAGCGCCTGGTCGAGGAAATGCGCCGCCAGTGGCGCCGCCGCTCGGAGTGGCTCACCTAGAAATCAACCCAGCAGATTCTTGGCCCGGCAACGGGCCTTTTCTGTTGCTGGCTGTGGGGCGCTCGTACAGTGCCCCTTCACCGATAGCGTGGGGACGCAAATGGCAAATGGAGTAGAAATTCGCGGCAACTCGCTGCGGTTAGATTTTCGATACGAGGGCAGGCGCCATAAGGAGCCGTTTCCCGGGGCACCGACGCCGGGGAATATCGAGAAGGCAGAGCGGCTGGTTTCGATCATCAAGCATGAGATCCAGGCGGGCACGTTCAACTATGCGCGTTACTTTCCTGATTCGCCCCACGTGAAGGAGAGCAACTTCGGTCACTGGATCGACCTCTGGCTGGATATCAAGCGTAACGAGCTTTCCAAGTCCTCGATCGATAGCCACGAGAGCCGCATCGAGAACCACATCCGACCGCAGTGGGGGCAGCGGCAGGCCGAGGACATCAGCTTCGTTGAAATGCAGGGCTGGGTGCAGAAGAAGCTGATGCCCAAGCTGCACAACAAGACGGTGAGGGAAATCGTCGCCATTGTTCGGCAGATCTTCCAGCTGTACCGCACGAGCAACAAGGTGGCGTTCGATCCTACGGAAGGCATCGTGATCAGGCTGCCCGATAGCCAGGATCCGGACCCGTTCGAGCGGGCCGAGATTGACGCCATCCTGAACACGCCTTCGCCCGGTCGGGAGCAGGAGCTGGCCCTGGTTCAGTTCATGATCTGGGCAGGCCCGCGGGTGAGCGAGGCGATCGCGCTGGCCTGGGAGGATGTTGACCTGGAGCGGGGCGAGGTCACGTTCAAGCGCGCGCGGGTGCGCAGCGCGTACAAGGTGACCAAGACGAGGCGCTCAACTCGGCGGCTGAAGTTATTGAAGCCCGCTCTTGAAGCACTACGTGCGCAAGCGGAGCGAACGGAAAAAATGCCAGCGGTGGAGATCGAGGTCACCGATCGGGACAACCGCACGGTGCGCAAGCAGAACGTGCGGTTCGTGTTCCATAACTCGCATACCGATGGGGGCTATGCGACCGCCGATAATCTGCGCAACGGCTGGTGGAATGCGCACCTGAAAGCAGCAAAGGTACGTCACCGAGGGCCGAACCATTCCCGGCACACCTTCGCCAGCCAGATGCTCACCAGCGGGGTGGTGCCGCTGGATTGGATCGCCGAACAGATGGGGCATACCTCGACCGCCATGATCCACCAGCACTACGGCAAGTGGATCCGCAACGACGCCGCCGACATGACCGCCCTGGTAGAGCGCCAGCTCAACCTCTAAACCCCAGCCCCACGCCAAATACGCCAGAAGCCCCGCAGGACGGGGCTTTTTCTTGCCTGCCCGGCCCCAGCCTGGCCCCAAGACGGTCCCACTCGAATGAAAATCCATCACCAAGCCAGCAACCATGCGTGCTCCAGGCGGGCGGGCGTTGATTTCGAATCTCACCTCCTCCGCCATATCGCGAACTGAAGGCCCCGTATTCCGGGGCCTTCAGCGTTTCTAGGGTGCGGAAACGGCTGTATGAGCGGTCCCAGAATGGTCCCAACAGAGCGAGTGCGGCAGGAAGAAAAACCCGCCCCAGAGGCAAAGCCCGCGATTTCGCCTGACCCCAAAAAAATGGGTAATTTTGGTAAGGTCGTTCCGGAAACGCCTGAAAGTCCTTCTCTATCAACGACTTAACCGATCTTCTCAAAGGTAATAATTGGGTAATAAGTAGGTAAGCAACTTACCTCTAGCGCTGGTTAGGTGATCGATTTACGAATCCTTTGTAAATCAGTTACTTGCAAAAAAATTACCTTTTGCCTTACCCAAAATTACCTTTCGAGGTAAGTGCCACAGCCCAGCAAATGCGGGGCTTCCAGCCGGGTAAAAACGCCTCCTTACCAAAATTACCCGTTTGCAGAATTGGTTTAGAAATCTGAGCTCGCAGGAGCTCATGGAGGAGGCGCACCTTCGCAGGGTTCCGCAGGTATTCCTTAAGTGCCGATCACCTCACCAGCGGCAGCAGCGGGGCGGGCAGGGCATGGTGCAGGGGCGCAGAAAAAGAGACCTCTTTAGCCCGCAGGTGAGGTGGGGGGACAACGGCGCGCGCCGGGTGGCGCTTTCTCCGAAGCGTGCTAGACCTACGGGGTAGGCTGTACATCGCACCGGGTCCCCTCAGTGTGTTGAAGTGGTAGCCGATGACATGAACAATCAATCACCGAGCAAGCGATCATGAGTGAGCAAGCGACTGCTTTTTACAATCGTGCCCAAGGGATGCTCCTGCAGCTACATAGCTCGATAAATCTGCAGATAATCGCGCAGGAAGCGCTGGAGGTATCTCGTCGCGCAAACGAAGAGACGCTAGCTCTGTTTGACGGGGTGCCTGACGCTTACGCCGAGGGATTAGATCGTGTACGGATGAAGCTCCGCGCAAACGAAAATGGTCTTGCTACAGGCGAGCTTCTGATCGGCGTGGCAGCTGGAGCAATACTTCAGATTGCTAAGCAGGCGCTTTCAATGCGTTACCGAGATCGAACAAACGGCCCAGAAGGTAGGGAGCTATCCGGCACATGCATCAGAGATTTGATTTGGCACGGCCGAAATCAAGCTATGCACTACGAAGAGACTCGCCTCGAACCTGAACTGAACGAGAGGGGGAAAGTTATCAGAGGTCGTGATCGCAGTACCTGGGTTGAAACGTTTCAAACACTGAATCAGCAGAATCCAGAACGATTCGTGATGAAAGAGCCCCATCAGTCTCTGGCGAAGGACGTTTTGGACCTACTCGAATGGACTCATCACTACTCCAAACTTGATAGCGACATGAAAGACATACTGAATCTGTGAGCGTTTTCGTTGCGTTCTCGAGCTCACCGAGGACCTGCAACGCTTTGGTGTTCTGATCCCGGCAGTTAGTACGCTTACCGCATGCAGCGTTCATACTCGTTCTGGCAACTCAAACGGCCGGAAGCGAACCACCTCATCCCCAACCCACTCATTCACCTGAGCCAGCCTTGCCTGGATCGGCTCGAGCTCGTTGACCGCCCACACCTCGGCGGCCTCGCGCAGCGAACCAAACCCCCCGGCGTTCTGCGGCACGATGCCCATCAGCTGTGGCGGGATTCGCAGCGCGGCGAGTAGATCATCGCGGCTGATGTTCTTGATCGAACCGAACTCATCCTTCGCCGCCACCTCGCTCACCGGCAGCAGCTGGATGCCGTCCTTCTTGCCACCAGGTGCGTACATGAACAGGTTGCGGAAGTTGCCCGGCCCCTTAGCTGACTTCAGCGCGGTGCGCAGGGCGTCGACGTCTTCTTCCTTCTGCGCCGCGTCGGTCATGTACATAATGAATCCGGCGTGGGACCCGTTCTGGTAGTAGCGACGGCGGAAGAGGGTGGCTGACTCGTTCAGCAGCGCCGATTGCAGCGCGGACAACCATTCCGGCAACCCGTACACCTCCTGGTTAATATCCGCCTCGCGCAGATGGCAGATGGTGCCCGCTGCAAATTCGTGTTCGTCCTGCCAGCCGCGCACCTGGTAGTAGGTCTCAAGGTCAGCCCCGCGCCGCATGTACTTGGCCAGCGTTGGCTGCAGGCTCAGCGCTTGGCCGAGCATGTTCTGCCGCCGCTCCAGGTACGCATTGCCACACCACAGCCAGTCCAGGGCGAACTGGCCGAACGCTTGCCGGCTCAGCAGCTTGTGCGGAATGAAGGTCCGCTCGAGCATGTTGCGCTTGAAGTTGAGCCCCGACTGCAGGAACACGCTCGCCCTGGTCGACTTCGCCAGCCCATCCAGCGACAGCGGCGGTTCGTACCAACGACCATTCAGCCAGCACTCCAGATAATCGAGCAGCTCTCGCCCATCGAGTACCGGCATCGGATCGCCGAATGTGAAAGCCTCTATGCCCGGGGCAGGTGCGGCGGCAATGTTGCTAGTCATCAGTAAATCTCCATAAAGCTGGTGTTCTGGGCGGTCATGCCCTCGAGCGGCTCGTTGTGCAGGGCATGGAACAGCGCCCAGGCCAGATCGGCGTGGCCGGTTTCATCGGTGCGGCCGGCGGTGTAGGTCATCTGCCGGCCGCTGGCCGTGGTGGTTTTGCGGATCGCCATCAGCGAGGAGGCAAGGTCCGTCCAGCCGGCATCGAACTCGAGCCGGCCCTTGTGAATCACGTCGTAGGCTTTCAGCACCAGGCGCGTCTTCACCTCCGGTGAGTAGCTGAAGGTGGTCAGGTTCGGGAAGAACTGCTTCACCAGCTGCGCCACGCCTGAGCCCATGCCCGTCATGTCGATACCGATGTAGGTCACCCAATAGCGCAGCGTCACCCGGCGGATAGCCTCGGCCTGGGCGGCGAAGTCCATCCCGCGGAACTGGTGGCGCTCGAGCACGCGGAACTTCCCGCCCGCGACCAGCGGCGGCGCCACCACTACCAGGCCGGCGCTGTCGCCGGTTTCGGCGGGGTCATAGCCCACCCAAACCTGCCGGTCACCAAACGGCCGATCGGCGAACGGCTTGTAGTCCTCGTTCCACTCGATCCAGCTGTCCA